CCTTTGCTTCTGCGGTAACGTCTGCTAGCTTAGGAACTGGTGTAGCAACCTTCTTAGCCACACCGTCATCCTCTAACCTAGCGGCAGCGGTGACTGATGAGACAGGCTCAGGATCGCTAGTTTTTGCCACATCACCAACGCTTGTAACGCCTGTGTTGGGTACACCAACATCAGGAACGTTAAGCAACTGTACGGTAGACGGTACTAACAAAGTCGGCTATATCAACGCACCGCAAAGTACCAATACAACATTGGCACTAACCGATCAAGGTAAACATGTTTACTTTACCGGCGGTTCTACAGCTACGTTAAGCGTTCCTACCAATGCGTCTGTAGCTTTCCCAACGGGTACAACGATTCTTGTTGTCAACAACAACTCAGGTAATTTAACGATTCAAAACGCTACATCTGGTGTGACATTTCAGTTAGCTAACGGAGCAACCGGCAATCGCACCGTAGCAACTAAAGGAATGGCTACATTGCTATATGTAGGTTCGGATACGTGGTATGTCTCTGGCGCAGGAGTGACCTAAATGGCTGGTGCATTAAGTGCAATGATTGCTGCTGCCTTTTCAGGCAGTGGCGGTGGAACATTTATTTCCGTCCAATATCTTGTTGTTGCTGGCGGTGGTGCAGGTGGCGGCCAAAATAATGGTGGTGGTGGTGGTGCTGGTGGGTTTAGAACAGGCTCTGGTTTAACGGTCACAGCAGGGGTTAACTACACGGTAACGGTTGGCGCTGGGGGTACAGGGGTTTCTCTTCAACAAGTCGGTGCGAACGGATCACCGTCTACATTTTCATCAATAACGTCGGCTGGCGGTGGCGGCGGTGGGTGCGGAGACGCTCCAGGTTCAACGGGTGCAAACGGCGGGTCAGGCGGTGGGCACGGTTTTGACAAGACAAACACACCGAGTAGCGGAAATACACCCGCTTCCTCATCTCCTCCAGACTCAAACGCCGTGCAAGGGAATAATGGTGGCGTTGGGGCTGGTGTCGTTGCCCCTGGGTATGGCGGTGGGGGTGGTGGCGGCGCTGGTGGTGCGGGTTCAAATGGAACCGGTAGTGGCGGGGGCGCTGGTGGCAATGGCTCTATATCAACTATTACCGGCAGTTCGGTAACTTATGCTGGCGGTGGTGGTGGTGGTTCTAATTCTGGCCCTGCTGCATCCGGTGGATCGGGCGGTGGAGGCGCTGGTGCTGTTAAAAGTTCTTCGTCGGCTGTTCCTGGTACAGCAAACACAGGTGGAGGAGGTGGAGGAGGTACAAGTACAGCAGCAACTGGAGGTTCAGGCGGCTCAGGTGTAGTTATTCTTAAGTACCCAGACACCTATACAATTTCTAATCCTGGCGGCGGTTTAACTTATTCAACTCCTAGTGCTTCTGGAGGGTTTAAGGTAACTACATTCACAGCTGGAACAGGAAATGTTCAGTGGAATTGAATATTTATAATTTATTCCCTACGCCAATTGGCTTTGCTGAGTTAGGCAGACCCTTGTCTGATGAGGAGTTGTTCTTCATCCGTGAGCTTGAGACAAGACCGAACATGGGCAACACGACAAGCACGAATAACTTTGTGCTGCGTGATCCAGCCCTGACCTCATTACGCTCATTCATTGAAGATTCCGTGAGTGAATACTTTAAATCCACGGTTAACCCTAAGCACAACGTAAGCCTTAGAGTGACTCAGAGCTGGTGCAATTACTCAGAGAAGGGTCAGTACCACCACAAACACGCACATCCTAATTCGTATATCTCAGGCGTGTTCTATGTGCAGACCAATCCTGATGATCGGATTTATTTTTACAAAGACGGTTGGCAGCAGATCAAATTCCCGCCTGACCAGTGGAACCCGTATAACAGTGAAAGCTGGTGGTTTGAAGCAACTGTTGGCAAGCTGATTATGTTTCCGTCAAGTCTCACGCATATGGTTCCCGAAGTAAAAAAGGGTCACACTCGGATAAGTTTATCGTTCAACACTTTTCCTGTTGGAAATATTGGCGAGGAAGTTGAACTAACTGGATTAAGACTGGAGGCATGATGGCGCATTACGCCTTTTTAGATGACAACAACATTGTTACCGAGGTTATTGTCGGTAAAAATGAAATGGAAGATGGTGTTGATTGGGAGCAGCGGTATGGCGAATTTCGCGGTCAAGTCTGCAAACGTACTAGCTACAACACAATCGGTGGAGTTCACAACAATAATGGTACACCGTTTCGCAAAAACTACGCAGGATTGGGTTATACCTACGACGCCCAGAGAGACGCCTTCATACCGCCCAAGCCTTTTGCCTCTTGGGTATTAAACGAAACCACGGCACAATGGGAGGCGCCAACACCGATGCCAACTGATGGGAAAATGTATAGCTGGGATGAAGCAACCGTTAACTGGGTTGAGGTAAATAATGGCTAACGTCCTTAATGCTGCTACCGCTGGAACCTCTATTACGTCTGACAATACAGACATCCTAGAAATCAAGACAGCAGGTACGACAGCACTTACCATCTCTGCTTCACAAGCAGCAACCTTTGCTAAACAGTTAGCACTAGCGTCGACCTCATCTCAGATCGGTGCAAAGCTACAAGGTGTGGTTGAGACCATCACAGTCTCAGCAACAGCAGCAACAGGTACGATCAACTTTGATACGACAACCCAAGGTGTCCTGTACTACACAACCAATGCCTCTGGGAACTTCACAGTTAACTTCAGAGCCTCTTCTGGTACGTCATTGAATACCGCAATGGCAACCGGAGAAGTCTTAACCTGTGCCTTCTTAGTCACTAATGGAAGCACTGCTTACTACAACTCTGCGGTGCAAGTAGATGGTTCATCGGTTACACCTAAATGGCTAGGTGGTACTGCCCCTACCGCAGGTAATGCTAGTTCTATCGACGTTTACTCCTACTCCATCATCAAGACAGGATCAGCAGCATTTACTGTCTTGGCTAGTCAGTCCAGGTACGCATAATGCCTGTCCTAGAAGCATTAGGAGGTGGTTCTGTCAGAGGCTTTGGCCCAGGTGCTCGTAATCGCTTTGGACCGTCTGCCATTGGTGAGTTCTGGGAAGGTGGCTACTACGCAGGACAGATCTCCTTTGGTGGCAACACTTACTATCTACTTGTCTCGCCTAAGTCATCGGGTGAGAACGCGTCTATCAACTACAAGACCTCTGCAACCTCAGACTCTTTAGGCTTATCTTCCTACGATGGGGCGACTAATACAGCAGAGCTAGACTCAGCTACTTATCCTGCTGCTCAGTGGTGTGCCGCACTAACGATCAACGGCTACTCAGACTGGTATCTACCTGCTCTCTATGAGCTAGAGATCTGTTATTACAACCTGAAACCGACAACGGCATCCAACTCTACGTCTTACGGCACTAACTCTTATGCAGTTCCTTCCAGAGGTTCTAACTACACAACAGGATCTCCTGCACAGACCTCTGTATCCGCCTTTCAATCTGGTGGCTCTGAAGCCTTTGCTACGTCAGCAAGGACATGGAGTTCTACCAATGCAGGTGTAGGTTTGACAACAGCGACGAGGATTGACTTTATAGACGGTGGTCAGTTCAACAACGCCAAGAACCAATCCTTAGTTGTAAGAGCCATTCGTAAAGTAGCCGTATGAGGTTGTCATGTCGCCGGAACAAAAGTCTGATGTCATCACGGAAGCTGTAAAAGCAGCGCCTCCCATAGCCATAACCACGGCTGTTACTGTTGGTGGATTAACACTCAATGAATGGGTTGCACTTGCCACGTTGTTATATATTGTGCTTCAATCCGGTTGGCTTGTCTGGAAGTGGTATCACGCGATAAAAGACAAGAAGAATGAAAACTCTTCCGAAGATAGTTAAAGTAGTTTGGGAAGATGCAGCGCATGACACTTTAGGATGGGGTGAGAGCCTCGAAAAAGCCACCGAGTTTCAGATTCCGCTTGTTACTTCAATTGGTTTTTTGATTGCAGACAATGAGCGCGGTTTGAAGATTTGTCAGTCCGTTACGGATGGCGCAATTGCTCAATCGCTAGTGATCCCAAGAAGGATGATCCAAAGCGTCGAGGTGCTTCATGGTTCACAACGCAAAATGCAGCGACGATGAGTTCATTGCGCTATTCCGAGAGTTAAGGAGCCCTGCTGGGGTTGCAAGAGCTCTTAACACTTCACAACGCAGTGTCTACGCCAGGCGCAGGTCTATCGAGTCGCGTTACGGTTTATTCCTAGACTCGGAACACTCTCTTGCGATTCCTCAAAACGCTAAACGATCTATCTTAACCGTTGATGGTTACGTCTTGGTCTTTAGTGACGCGCACTTCATGCCTGGCGAACCATCCGTAGGGTTTAACGCGTTGCTTAAAGTCATCAAGATGCTCAAGCCTAAAGCAATTATTGCTAACGGCGACATCTTGGACGGAGGGACCATCTCAAGATACGGTCCTATGGACTGGACTCCTGTTGTAAGCCTCAGGGATGAACTCGAAGCGGTCCAGTGGCACATGGATAAGATCGTCAAGGCTTGTAAGGGTCTAGGAACATTCCTGCATAGAACAACCGGAAACCACGATATACGCTTCGATAGGCGTTTGGCAGGCCAGGTTCCTGAGTTCAAGGGTATCGGTGGAACATGTCTTAAAGATCATATCCCAGAATGGACGGTCTCTTGGTCGGTGATGGTCAACGAGGTCTGTATGGTCAAGCATCGTTTTCAGCATGGAGGCATCCACTCTGGATACAACAACGTGCTTAAATCTGGACTGAGTGCGTGCAGCGGTCATACCCATCTCTTAGAAGTCAAGGGTTGGGGCGACTACACTGGTCGTAGATACGGCATTTCGACGGGTATGCTTGCAGATCCTAGCGGCGATCAGTTTGCTTACATGGAAGATAATCCCGTTCCTTGGTGTCAGGGCTTTGCGGTCCTAAAGTTCCAAAACGGCAGGCTTCTTCCTCCGGAGTTATGCGAGGTCATAGAAGGAACAGCTTATTTCAGGGGTGAAGCAATTGGCTAGCTTTGAGTCAGCTTTCGATAAGATGATGGAGGACGAGGGTGGTTACGTTCTCCATGAGGTTCCTGGTGATCGAGGTGGAATGACCTACGCAGGTATTGCTCGCAAGATGAATCCTAACTGGGAGGGTTGGCAGTACATTGACTACACAGAGACACCTCCTACTCAAATGGTCCGAGACTTCTACAAAGTAAACTTCTGGGACAAGATCAAAGGAGATGACTTAACGCATGACGTTATCGCCTCTTCCATCTTTAACTTTGCAGTCAACACAGGCGTTTCTGTCGCTTCTAAACTAGCTCAGATATGCGTTAAAACCGCTCCTGACGGTTCTATTGGACCCAAGACCGTACAAGCACTCAACCAAGCCAATCCTGAGCTATTTGTGGCCTATTACGCGCTTGCAAAGATCGCTAGGTACAGAGACATCGTGACCAGGGACAGGAGCCAGATGAAGTTCTTACTTGGTTGGCTAAATCGGACGTTGAAATTATGAACTTCTTAGGCATAGGGTCGGTGATCGAGTCGGTTGGTAAGGTCGCATCGGACCTGATAACAACCGATAAAGAGCGGATGCAGCTTGAGCTCGAGGCCAAACGCATCGACCAGGCTATCGACCTCGGTCAGATGGAAGTTAATAAGGTTGAGGCTGCGAACCAAAACTTATTCGTGGCTGGCTGGAGACCTGCAATAGGTTGGGTTGGTGCTGGTGCGATGGCCTATCAGTTCCTGCTTTACCCTCTTCTCGTCTGGGCGTGGACCTGGTTGCAGGCTGAGGGTTATGTTCCTCGTGAGGTATCGCCGCCTCCTATGCTTGATACGGAGGCTCTGTGGGTTATTCTCAGCGGGATGTTGGGGATTGCTGGGATGAGGTCTTTCGAGAAAAGTCGCGGTGTTGCGCGGTAACTTCGTCCCTGACCATTTGCCCAATTTTGTCTCCGTGAACCCGATCTATCTTCTCGATAATTGGGAGTCTTTTAGTCCTAGGAAGTTTTAGGATCATCTTCGCCCAATCCTGAACGACAAACGGCAGCGCTTTCTCATACGCTGCCGCGATCTCCTCAACATCCGAAGATTTAACTCGTTTGATAAGGTTGATCCACGATGCCACGGATCGACCATTCCTTAAACGCTTTATGCTTTGCCATCGTCTCTTGACACTCGGTGCTTGGAGGAATCCACCCGTACTCCCTCCATATTTCTTCGACGGGCCTGAACCTCTCTTTCCTGGTCTGATTCTCGATTAACTCTTTCCAGTTGCTCATAGTAGTTCCTTCGGCCACGCATGAGTAGCAGCCGCGTAAGGAGTGCCTGGCCGTGGTGCATGATAGAACCTCCTCTTTTCAAAGTCTTTCTCTTTCCAAAAAGCACTGGGATTCTCGCTCTCGATAGTTTTGATCGCCTTATCTAAAGCAGGAGAATCGTCGGTTATGAGCTTGGGTCTAACAATATAAGCCTGCCTCAACAGGCTTTGGTGTTTGCTTAGGTGCATATCTTTCTCCTCAGAACGGTACGGAATCGTCGTCATTTTTTACGGGCTTCGCTTCTCCATCTTTTTGCTGGAACTTTAGGCCCAGATACTTACCATCAGAGCCCTCGTTAACCCAGCCTGATACCCAATAGTCAATCCCTCCGATAGTCGCTGACCCTCTGTAATCAGGGTGAGCGTCTTTTTCTTTTTTCTTGTTCTTGCTAATACTTCCGGTTAGTTCTTTTGGCATAGCGATTTCTCCATTTCGTTCACCTCGGCTAGAAAGTTCGTGAGTTGTAGCTCGATGATCTTGAACTCCTCTGGCTTTGGCTCGTATCTAACAATGAATAACTGCAAGTGATCGGGAAGCCTTGGGTCGAAGCTAACAAAGTCGCACCATGTTTTACCTGTCACGAGCATTTGAGTGAGCATTTGAGACTTGTACTTAGTGGGAACCTCCTTTGCGAGTAAATAATCAACGTGAGTGTTACTGTTAGGACACTTGATCTCGATCAGACCTGAGCCTACAAACCCATCAGGAGAGGCTCCAAGCCATTCTATGCTCTTATGCTTGTGAAAGCCTGTCTGCTCCACAATCGAGCCTGTATGCTGCTCATACGCGACCCTAGCGATAGGCTCTTGCTCTGTACCCCACTGCATGGCAGCGTTCGTGAAGGAATCGGTCTGTAAGCCCGTTAAACGCTCTGTGACGAGCTGGATTGCATAGTTCCTGCGTGTAGCCGTACCTTGCTTTGCAATCGCGTCTGAAGCCCTAGAAGCCGTTACATGGCCTAGTCTTGCTTTGTACCAATCTTCAGTTCTTTGTTCCATTTTGCACCTTTAGAAATCCTCGTTCGATCATTGCTTGCATCGTGTTTATGTAAGCCTGGTTCCAGAAGTCTCGACGTTCTTCACGAGACATATCCTTTCCCTGGTCTAAGTATGTGTGACAACGAAAGCACAGGGATGCTACTAAAGCATCAGACACTTTTATTCCCATGCCTTTTCCTTGATTCCTGTGTGCGGCGACAACCGTTCCATCCTCTGCAAAACACGATCCGCAAGGGATATGCCTGCAAGCCTCAAGCAGCTTTTTGTTTATGTACATTGATCTTCCTTAAGTCTAGTTCAGCGTCTTTCATCTCATCAGTCCAAATCAAGCCTTT